TCTCATCAGCCGCCTCTCTACGAAGGTCTAATGATTGTTGTTGCATACCTTGTGCAATAGTCGCCATTTGTTGACGGCCTTCCAATTGCATTTGAGCAATCTGCATTGCATTAGCACCACGATCTTTAGCAATCTGAATCTGTGAATCAATGCGCTCTCTTGCTAATTGCAAGGCATTTTCACGCTGTGCCGCACGATCAGATGATGCTTGTAATGCCGCCAATACTCGATCAGGGCTTCCATATCTAGTAACAATACCAAGAACCTGATCTTGTGTAGCATTAGGGCCAAGATTCGCTAACTCATCACGGAGTTTTGTTTCTTGGTTTAATGACAATGTTTCTTTTGCCGCTTTAGCACGAGAAAGACCAAGTTCCTGTGCGCTTTGAGTCAAACCAAGAGCAACATCAGGATATTGATTCTTGATTGCACTAGCCGCTTGCATCAAACCTTCTGGAGAGGTGATGTCAAACTGCTTACCAAGTGCTTGGATAGCAGAAATCTTTTGCAACTGCGGGTCTTGTGCCCCCAATGCGCCACCTAGTCCACGACCTAGTTGCTGACCAGCCCTAGCCGCCATGTAGTTAACCGCCTCATAAGGGTCTAACTGAGCCTGTTGAAGTGCTTGTCTTTGTTCTAGTTGTTGTCTGGTATCTTGATACGACTCAGGAGTCATCCCAAACAAACCGCCTACGATTGAATCTGTTGCCATGATTGTTCCTTAAAGGTTTGCGTAACCTAGTGGTAATTGACCTCCACCATATACATCCGTATATGTTGGCGCAAACATTCCTGCGCTTGTTATTCCTCCGCCTGCGCCCATTCCTCCAAAATAATTACCCAATCCAGTTGTGAACTCACGACTTTCACCAAGGTTGCCAATGGTTCTTGCAAATGGATTCAATGCGTTTGCTGGTTGCATAGTTCTTGCCGCATTAGTTCCACCATATAACAATGATTGTCCTGCCTGTGCGCCAGCAGTAGCAGATCGACCGCCCAACTCAGCACCAAGTCTTACAGGATCATAAGCAAATTGATTTATTGTTGAGGCTAAACCTAAACCAGTAGTAAATGGAGACAATGCGCCAACTTGACCTTGTTGATACTGATTAAGCAAGTTAGAACCTGCGCCAAACAATCCTGTGCCAAAGGCAACTTGTTGCTGTCCAGCCTGTTGTGCTTGTGCCGCCAACTGTGCATCTTGTTGTGCCAATGCGTTGTAGTAGGCTTCCATTTCAGGTGTTGTAGCACCTAAACCTTGTGCTCCACTTGGTCTAGCACTAGTAGCACCTACTGACAAACCGCCACGACCTTGTTGGAACAGTTGGTTTTGCAACTGAGACATCTGTCTCTCACGGCTAGGCGCAAGTAAATCTTGTTGACTTGCCATATATTGAGCGGCAACCTGTTCAGGAGTTTGCGCTAAATACTGCTGACCAAGGTTAAACAAACCAGTAGCCGCACCAGTTAAGGGAGCGTATTGCTGTTGTGCTTGTTCTGCTTGAGTTAAACCTCTACCAGTTAATCCTAATATCCTATCTTGATAGGCTTGCATTTCAGGAGATAGCCCTGCTTCAACTCCTGTAAGTCTTCCAGACGGATCATAAGTATAGGTAGGCGCTCTAGCAAACCTATCGTCAATTTTTTGTACCCCAATAGGTCGGAAACGAGCCTCTTCTGCCGCCATCCTTGATGCTTCAAGTTGAGCATTAGCAGAAGCCTGTGCCGCCTGTTGAGCGGAATCCGCCGCCATAGAACTGCTTAGTAAGTTCAGTCCTCCACCTATAAGTGCCGCTTCCATTCCCATTATGTTCTCCTAACAAACATTTGTCTTGTTTTGCCGTCCATACCAACAAAATCTTTCAAATAATCAAACCCAAAAATTCTTACAAACTTTTCATGCTTTGCATCACCCACTTCATGTATCGCATAAATATCCTTTTTGTAAGACTTGAACAATTCATCAAAATCAACTTTTAACTGTCTTTTAACGCTTTTGTTCCATCTCATGCAATCACAATGAATAAAAGTAAAGCCGCAATCATCCTCAAAGTACACAACGTAATTCTTGGTTTTAATTACTTCTACTTTCAATACTTGCCTTTCGCAAACATATCACTTAATTGTTTTATTCTATTTCTCTTGGAATCTCATCTGGTTGCAAAACATAGTCTTCAATTTCGCCAAACTCTCCAGCCATGCAACGGGCATAAATTTCCCTTCCATGTGATTCTGGATCATTTTGGGTTGGCGTAAAAGGTAGTATTCCTAACTGGTCAAAATTTACATCGCAAGAAAAAGTAGTTTTTTCTTTGTTTGCCCAACGCAAATTTGTTACTGTTGTGTATTTCATTCCTGTATCCATTTTAAGAAACCCTAACAAAAAGTCCTATGTATGTGCGCGAAGCAGTGTCGCCACCGCTATCAAAGGTATCCCGTACCCGAACAACAGAAAGGGCACGCCATGTACCAGTTAAAGTGCTTACTGAGCCGCCTGGTACTGAATAAGGCGAACCAGCACCACCAGATACTGTGCGTATAACAGTTCCTACGCCATTATCCCAAGTAGTTGTTGGTAAAGAAGATATGCCTTCTGAATTTACATTTGTGCTAGTAGTAAAGGCGGTTGGATAATATAAACTACTGCCAGCAATGGTATCGTTTGGTTTAAGGCTTGTTGTAATGCTTGCCGCCGCAGAAGCAATACTACCTATTACGTTCCAAGATGAAGTGACTACTGCGCCAGTTTGACCGTTAAGTGATGTAACACCACTTGAAGGAGGGGCGGCAGATGTCCATGTTGTGCCATTTGAAGTTAATAGATTTCCAGTAGTGCTAGGCGCAACAAACTGCACAGCACTTGTACCATTACCCAAAACTACATTGTTTGCAGTAAGAGTAGCCGCACCAGTTCCACCCTGTGCCACAGTCAAAGCCGTTGTCAAACCAGTAATAGAGGTAATGTCAGAGTTAGCACCAGAAGATGCCGCACTCAAGTTAGTACGAGCGTTTGCCGCAGTAGATGCACCAGTACCACCCTCAGTTACAGCCAAATCATTTGTCAATGCAAGTGTTGGTATGGTTACAGTACCAGTAAAGGTAGGAGATGCAGTATCTGCCTTAGTAGCAACAGCAACAGCAATGTTGTCGTATTCGGTGTTTATCTCTGTACCTTTAACAATCTTTAATGGATCACCAGACGCAAGATTGTCTTTGGTAGCAAAATTTGTTGATTTCACATAGTTTGTCATTTCTTCTCCTTAACTTACTCTGCCACGTTTAGATTGAATTTCAATCTTCTGAATAGATAGTTCATTGCCTGAAATATTAGTCTCATAACCAGTTTGGACAACCTTGCCAGAACCACTTGCATTGACTTTCAGGTTTTGCAACGAAACACCATCTGAATACTCGTTAGTCACAGAAGGTTGAGCGTGTACTGCTGTATGCGTACCACTTCCCGCTGTTGTCGTGTTGATCGCTGAACCACCAGATGTCAAAGACAGATTACAGGTAGTTGAAGAGACATTAACGCAGTAATAGGTTGTTGCTGTACTTAGACCTGAAGGCAAAGTGCCAGTAGTTGTCAAAGTTATTGGGTTGTTCAACACAAACTCAGAGCCATCAACAGATGTGATAACCGCAGGGCTTGCATTGGTTATCGTCACAACCTGATTGTTTGGATTGTTGTACTCTGCAACCCCATACTCTGACGTTCCTTGTGTCGGGATATATGTTGTTGCGGCTAAGTAGTTAGTGGAAAAGTCAAATCCCCACTTCATCGTTACAAACTGGTTTGAGCCACCAATAGCAACAATAGACAATCTTTTCAAAATAGACGTAACCGCTTGATCGCCTAGATCAGCATGGTTCGTGTAGTACAAGAAGCGATAACTACTTGTATGGTCTAAATACGTCCCATACTTGCCAATATATCCATTCTTGCCAAGAAGCAAGTCACCATTTCTACGGGAGAGCAAAGCAGTTGGCTCAATAGAGTCCCAAGTGGTTACCCTAAATGATCCGTCTTGTAACTGCAATCTTGTGTCAAAGCAGAACACTTGCTTAACCAATGGAAAGGTTATCAGGTAGAAAGCATCTCTTTCTGAGTAAACAGCCTTTAGATTGGCTAGAGTCTCACCAGCAATCGTAGATAACAAGTCGTTGCGTACATTCTTAGACAAGTCTCCCAATGGGGCTGACTTCTCAATAATCGTTCTAGCAAACGAGCGTATGCCAGAGTTAGACAAGAACAGAATGTCCTTACCCGTAGAAGCAATCGTATCCCTTGCTATACAACCAATACCACCAACTGTGTCACTCAGACTCATGGTAGATGGCGTAGTTGCATTGGCATATACCAAGATTTGACGTTTGCCAAAGATGATTAGAAAGCCATTGTGAGCCGCTAATCCTGTGATCTCATCTGCCCCGTTAGGCCATACCCTGTCTACATTCAAAGAACCAGCAGTTCCAGTAGACCAAACATGACCAGCCAATAGATCAGAGAAGTAAACAGTATTGTTTTGTGTTGGCACACCTGCCACCCACAAGCGACCATAAGCCGATATAGCGATGTTTCCATTCGGAACAGTAGCAACATATCCTGACTTCTCAGAAATACGTCTATACGTGGTTGCACTTACAGTAGGGTCAAAGATTAAAGGATCATGCCCTGCTTGAAAGAAGTAGGTTATTGCATTTAAGGATGTGCAATGCCAATTGTTTGCTGTGATGGTAGGGGCTGTACCCCCTCCCCCATAGGTCAATTCTGAAACAGCACTAGACCCATCCAACTTAAACAACTTGTTGTTACCAGAGAACAGCACAGTCAAAGTGCCATCAGCCTGAACTAACTCATGTATTACGCCAACATCATTTGCACCCAAAGCACCAGATGAAGAGTTAACCCTTGACCATCCTTTGCGTGAGCCAATGCGTCCGTATTGGTCAATCACACAATTGGTGGCGACAAGAGCAAACCCTTGATTCAAGTCCAAAGGCGAGTCTTGGGTGTTTAACCCGTAGAAGCCTGGGGCTGAGATGCTAGAGGTTTGGATTGCTTGGCTCATGTTGCTACAAATCCTTGATTCTCAGGATAACGAGTGCCTTCCAACGCTATGTAGTCAGACAACATTGATCTATACAGCGCATAAGCCTCAGAGGAAGACAATCCACCATCCTCACCACGCTCAACCAAAGCCCTTGCATAGGCGTTTTGAGCCACCAAAGTATCAGGCACTTTCACCACAGTTGCATCAGAAGACAAATTGGCTTGTGCGACTGTTAAAGAGAATGGGATGCTATACACGCCATCAGGACGAGGATAGAGCGTTACTTTTGTATCGCCATTATTATCTACACCATCAAAAGCGTAATTCGATGGAATACCACTTATAGGGGTAGAGAAGTTTTGATACCGATTCATACTAACAAAGTCGATATTCTTCATACCAACATTGCTTGTTGCATTTATCGCATCTTGAACTTGGAATTTCTGACCAGCACCAGTTAGCGCATAGGAATATGTGCCTGAAGTGGTAGACAAGGTAACTGTCGTGCCAAGGACATTCCAAGCATAAGCATCTTCAACCTGACGCTTTGCATCATTGACAAACTTGCCAATCAGGGTTGAATAGATAGTCTCTAGGTTTGTAGATACAGTTGGTTCACGCAAACGAACCAAGACATCATTGATCAGTTCAAGGTAGGTCATTGTCTTGTCAATCCTATTTCTTCAAAGGTTGCTATAAAACTGAAGGTGCTTGCCGACTGAGTAGTTATTTTGATTTTGTCGCCTTCTTCTAAAACAATGTAAGCATTACCATCAAACTGCAAATAGTTCTTTGCCGTGAAGTCGTAATTAGTTAATATATCAAGTGTGCTATTGGCACTTGCGTCAAACCATTGAACAGTTATATGTTTGGTAGAGCCGCCCGTATTATGTATATACATTACAGTAAATTTGGCGTAATAGCCCGTAGGACAGGTATAGACTGTTGTGTCTACTGCCGCTGTGGGACTAACTCCAACTGATATTGCTCTCATTTTGCCTTTGCCTTATTCCTTGCGGAAATTGACTTGGCTTTTGCCTTTGCGTCAGCCTTGGAAGAAGCACCCCAAGCCTTTAGCGAAAGAAGCAGTCTAGTTGGTTCACCATCCTTGTACTCCGCACCAGCCATATTGCCCATGCGAGCCAAGAAACTTGCTCTGCGAGGATTATCCCCCGACTTTACTGGTGCTTTTAGATTGCCACCAGTTTCCGCATTATAAGATGATCTTCCCTTGGAGTTCAACCCCCCTTTAGGATTTTTACCTTCGGAGCGTTGCCAAGCGGGAGTTTTCATCACTTCACCTTTTTTGGTTTCTTTGCAGTTTTAGCAGACTCAATAAACGCTTTGGCAGTTGGCGCACCTTTGCTACCAACTTTCCGCATACGTTCACCAGAGCCAGCCTTAATTCTTGCTTGTTTGGCATTGATATTGGCATAAAGTCCTTGTTTCATTTCTTCTTCGCCTTTCCTGCCTCAGATAAAGCAATTGCTATGGCTTGTTTCTGAGACTTGACAACCTTGCCACCCTTGCCTGAGTGCAGATCACCTGCCTTGTACTCACGCATGACTTTGCTAATCTTGGCTTGTGCTTTGGTCTTTTTCATACTAATACAAGACCTTGGCGGTAATAGTTCCAGATGTGTAGGCTGTGCAGTTGGCTCTCAAATACTTTGGCGCATTAGCAATAGTAACAATGCCATCAGCAGTCAAAGCAGTTCCAATAGTTGCAAAAGTAGTTCCGTCAAGACTACCTTGGAAAGCAACAGTAGCGACTGTTATGCCTGTAACTTGTAGAAATGCTGGTTGCCCTGCATCTGCTTGCACAGCAGTAGACGCACCACTTGCAGTTACTGCATTTAATAGGGTTCTTGCCCCAGATAATGAACTCATTTGCCTCTCCCTGATTTCTTCATCATGTTAGTTGCGGTACGCTGACCACGCATAGGCATACCTTTGGGCTTGCCAACAGCAATCATAATGGTCACAGGCATACCCTTTTTCTTGCCATATTCTTTAGCCTCTTTCTCACCCTTTTCAGAGTAAGCAAACTTCTTTTTTCCGACCATAGGCATAGTATTTCCCCTTATCTAAGTAGTTTTCCAGCAATAAAAGTAATGAAACCACCAGCCATAGAAGCAATGGTCATACCCATCCAAAATCCACCTTTTGACTTGTTTGCCAACTCAAGGAGTGCCTTGACATCGGTGGCTAACTGGTGAACTTCAGTCTGCAAGGAGGCAACCTGTGCCTCTAACTTGCCAAAATCTCGTGCGTCAATATCACTCATAACAATTGTTCCTTACGGGGGCGACCCATAGGTTTCTTCAAAGTTAGCGTCTGCCTTGTTCCATCAACCTTCTCAACTTCCACAACAGCAGAAGTATCAACCTCTGTGTATTCTGGATGTCTACGCATCTCAACAATGTCATAGTCATTTCTGAACTCGACAACATTACCTGAACGGGTGCATTTGAACAAAGCCATTTAATACCTTAATGAAGAAAGGGGGGACAAGCCCCCCAATCTTTAAACCATACGGACAATAACTATGTCCATAGTGGCTGATGCCAAGTCTGCTGTAGAACCTGACTCGTTTTGGATGCGGAATTTGACAGTATTTGCGGCTGAGACATAACCTGTCACAGTCAAACCAACCAAATCCACAGCCAAAGATGCACAAAGAACCATGTCGCCCAAGGCAACGCCTGGAACTGTTACATCATCTGTTTCACCAGCACCATCAACTAATGAGCCAGCATTTAAAGTACAAACAACTGACCAAGTATCAGAGAATAAACCCCGAAAACTGTCATTGCCTCTACGAGTCACAACTGCACTTGCTGTTGCCATAATAATTTCTCCTAATTAGTTTAAAAAAGTCCCCCCACCACTAGGGCAGGGGGCGCAACTGCAATTAGGCTGGCACTGCTAATGCAAACATT